GAGGGCGTCGCCCACCCGGGTCGGCGAGTCGCTCACCCCGCGGCCTCGGAGGTCTCCTGCGCGGAGGCGAGTTCGACCCTGCGCTTGCGCGCGGCCCTGGTCTCGGGCGGCCTCGGAGCGAGGACCGCGGCTTCGACGGGCTCCACGCCCGCGTGCTTGAGCATGACCTCGGTCCACGGGCAGCCGACCATGCCCACCATGCTGCGCCGGAACAGCCCCAGGACGTGATGCGGAGCGCACCAGCCCGGAAGGACGTCGCCCGGCGCGAGCAGGGTGTTCCCGTCGAGCCGGACGTGGCGCACTGCCACGACCGGCTCGTCCGGGCGAAAGGACTGTCGGCCGCCGTCGATCACGCGATCGCCGAGGCGAAGAAGGCGCCGAGCTCGGGGCCCGTGACCTTGTAGTCGAAGGCCATCTGGCCCTCGATCGTGTCGGACTCGACCTTCTCGTCGCGGAAGCGCTTGATGCGGAAGCCGCTCGGGGTCGAGCCGGTCAGACCGGACCAGCTGAACTGCACTCCGGCCGAGGGCGTGCCCTGCACGTCCACCGCGTTCGGAGCGTAGTAGAGCAACGCGCTCTTGCCGGCCATGAAGGCCGTCGACTCGGTCGCGCCCTCTTTGGCGGAGTTCACGACGCCGTCGGCGACGAGGATCTCGTCGAGCTCGAGCAGGCTCGCGACCAGCTGGCGCTGGACCATCGCGGGCATCCCGGCCGTGGCCCCGCCGTTGATGCGGCTGAGCAGGTCGGAGTTGTCGAGCAGCTTGTTCCACACGGTGCGCGCGAGCAGGAGCTTGTTCGGGCGGAAACCCGTCTTGCCCTGCACGGCCGTGGCCGCGTTGCGGAGGTCCTTGATCGGCGTGCTGGAACTCACGTCCCACTGGAGGAACTGGTTGGTGCTCGGCGCCGAGGCGACACCCGTCTGGTCCGTCTGGCCCGTCCAGATGCTCGCGCCGAAGAAGCGCGTCAGGAAGAGCGCCTCGCGGCGGATCATCAGCTTCAGGGCGACGTACTCCGAGGACGACTCCTCGAGTCGCACCTGCGAGTCCGCGTTGACGCGCTGCTGGTCCGTGATGTCCTTCGCGAACTTGTGCACCTTGCAGAGGTAGCTGTCCTGCGACAGCGTGAACCCGCCCTTGGGAGCCTCGTGGCCATCGGCAACCTCTTCCGCTTCGTCGCGGTAGAAGTCGGCGCGCGAGAACTTCCAATACTGGTCCGACTTGTTCTGCACCGGCAGGTTCGGCATCGCGCGGAGCGACACGAAGTTCTGCAGGTCCTGGAGGTACTTCTGCGCGAAGTTCCCCAGCGGCCGAATGACGTGAACGTCACTGACCGTCGGATTGCTGACCATTTTGCGAATCTTGCTCATTGTTCTTCTCCCCGTGCAGCGACGATCAGGCGTCGCGGCGGTCGGCTCCCTTCAGGAACAGGATCTCGATGACCTCGTTCGCGGCGCCTGCGGACTGCAGGGCGTAGCCGAGGATGCGGTCGGTGGCCGCGGCGACGGCGACGGCGCGACCCGAGGCGTCGGTCGTGACCGGGACGGCGGCGGCCGTGATGTCGATCGCGGCGCCCGCGAGGACCTTCGCGACGCAGCCGGGCAGAAGCACCGGAATGCGCGTGTCGCCGGCGGTGATCTGCGCGGCGGAGCGCGCCTCGAGCGAGATGCCCACCACGTCGTCGCCGGCCGCGTTGGCCGCGGTGGCGACCGCGTTGGTGGACGAGAGCTCGAGGAACTTGTACTGGGCGATCGCGGCAGCGACCGTCAGCGGGACGATGACGCCGGAGATGTTTGCGGCCATGTGGATCAGTCCTCCGAGCCGACGGTCATCCCGAGGGCCTGTTCGTGGAGTTCGGGATTCAGCTCACACGCCTTCGCGTAAGCGCTGTACTCGTCGAGCTTCGCGTCCTTGTCGCGAAGGCCCTTGGCGATCTTCTCGAGCTTCTCGTGCGCCTCGGTCGCGTCGGCGGGAGCCTCGTCGTTGCCGGCGATCGTGCCCTGCGTGCGGAACGCCTTGGCAAGCGCGGCGTTGCCGGCCTTCAGGAGCGCCTTGGCACCGTCGCGCGTGGCCTGGTCCTGGATCGACTCGACGGCCTTGAGCACCGCGGTCTTGACCTTCACGTCACCCGGCAGGTTGCCGAGCTCGTCGCCCGCGCGCTTCGCGAGCTGCTCGGTCTCGCGCGCGGACTTCTCGTCTGCGAGCGCCTTGCGGTCCGCGTCGGCGCGCTTCGCGAGCGCGACCATGCGCGGGTCGTCGTTCTTGCGGAACGTCTCGCCGTCCGCCGTGGTGTAGACCACGGGGTTCGACTCGCCAGCCGCACGCACCTTCTCGACGCGCTGTTCGGCGGAGAGCTTGCGGAAGCCCTCCTGGCCGGCCGCATCGAGCGAGCGGTAGATGGCCTTCTCGGAATCGCCGAGCTCGCCGAGGAACTTCGCGATCGCGAGCTCCGCCTGCGCGTCGGTCAGCTGCGTGGTGACCTTCGCGAGTTCCGCGGGGTCGATCTTGTTCTCGTCCATGTCCTGTTCCTTGGTGTTCTTGCCGAAGCTCTCGGGAATCAGATCCGAGGCGCCCAATGCTACGGCGCGGGCCTTGATGTGCGCAATGGCCTTCCCGCGGTCCTTGGCGCGACCGATCGCGTGGATGGCATTCTTCAGATCCTCGACCGTCTTGATCGGGAACGATCCGTCCGGGAGCGCCGCGCCGGAGTCGGCTGCGGCGTGTCGCTCGTCCGCGCTGAACGCGCGCTTGAAGATCACGGCGCGCGCGCCGGGCTGCGCGGGGTTGTCTACCGCGCTGATCTCATCGAGGCTGTCGATCGTGAGCTTGTTGACCTTCACGGGATCTCGACCTCCTGGCGACGGCCGACGCCGCCGATGGAGAACCCGGTGTACTCGCCGCTCTGGAACTTCGCGAGCGCGCTCGCGGAGGGTCGCATCCCGATCAGCATCCCTGTGCGATTCGTCTGCAGGCCGCAGGCCTTGGCGATGTCGCCGGTCAGCGGGAACACGAACTCCACGGTGCCGGTCGTCTCGTCCGAGTGCATCTCGCGCGCGGCGCGCGCGCCCTTCGCGAACTGCGACGCGGCGCGCAGCATCTCCGGCTCATCGATCCAGTCGTTCTGCAGGTCGACGTAGGGCTTGCCGCCCTCCGTGCTGATGAGCGCCCAGCCGAACACGAGGCCGGCCGGGGCGTCCACCTTGCAGACCTTGGCGCTGATCTGGAAATCCATTCCGAGGATCAGACTAGCAGCGACGGGGCGACGGCGCTAGTGGCGCGGGTGGTCACGAAGCACCGGCAGTTGATCGTGTCGCGAAGCGGCGCCGAGGGGTCGCCGGGGTAGGCGAGGGAGTTCCCCGCCCCGGACCGGAAAGGGTCCCCGTGCGGCCGGACCTGGCCGTGCATGAAGCGGTGCGACTCGCGCACCCGCTCGTCGGACCGGGTCCACCAGGTGTCCTCCAGGCTCAGGGGGTCCAGGAGCCCGTCGTCCAGCGCCTGGTCTAGCAGGGCCGTGGTGCCGAGGGCGAGTGCCTGTGCACCCAGAAGATCCCCGAGGAGGGCCGCGCCCGAGAACAGCAGGGTCGTTCGGTAGGACTCGCCCAGGCGGGCCTCCAGCCCCTGCGGGGGGTCCTGCCCTGCGTCCACAGCGTCCCGGAGCTCGCGGTCGAGGTCCGGGGCCACCCGCCGCTCGAGCGCGGCGCGCGCGCCGACGTCCACCAGCGAGCGGTAGCGCGCGAGAGCCGCGACCTGCGCGGCCGAGAGGCCGAGGGAGTCGCGCACCGCGCGCGCCTGGTCCGCGACGGGGCGTCCCGCGCGCATCGCGGTCGAGAGGGCAGCCAGAACGGCCGCGCGCTGGGCTTCCACGAGCCCGGACACGATCCGCTGGCGCTGGTCGCGCAGGGCGCGCGCCACCGGGTCGCGGGACAGGTCGAGGGCGATCGGGAGGCCAAGCTGGCCCGCCATCTCGTCGGCCACGCCGGCGGCGGAATCGACCGCCGCGGCCTGGGCGGCCTGCAGGAGGCTCTCCAGCGCGACGCGGTAGCGCCGCATGATCTCGTCCAGTCGGCCGGCGGCGAGCAGGGCCTCGACGTCCCTGAGCGGCAGCGCGCGACGCGCGGCGGCGGCCGTCCCGCGCGCGGCGGTCGCGATGGCGAGCGCAGCGGCGGCGAGCAGGCGCTCTCGGCGGCGGGGGGACTGCCGGAAATCAGCCAAGGCAGTCGCAGACGTAGGTCGCGCGCGCGGGGTCGGACGTGACGCCCTTGCCGGTGATCTCGAGCGTCTCGCCCAGGATCACGATCAGGTCGCCGGGCTCGGGCAGGACTCCGCTGGGCAGGGTGTCGCCGATCAGGAGGATCCTGCGGACCGGCTGCTGCGTCGCGGTCCCTGGGACGCGGTTGTCGATCGTCGTGTCCTCGAACCCGCGGCACGGAAACGGGCGGTAGCTGACGGAGGGCGTCGCCGTGGGGGCGGCCGAGTCGAGCGCGCCCACGGTCGGCTTCATGAGCGTCGCCTGCGGCAGGCCCGGGGCCATCGCCGTCTTGATGATCCCCGCGATGTCGACGCCGAACAGCTTGGTTCCCATGCGGTCGACCTCAGCCCAGGGGCTCCGAGAGGTTCATCGTGTCCTCGTCGTCGAACTCCGACTCCTCGCCGGTGCCGAACGACTCCGAGCCGCTGATCGATCCGTCGTCCGGGCCGGAGCCCAGGAAGGCGTTGATGAGATCCTGGATGCGCGCGGGCAGGCGCGTGACCGGCACGAAGGCGCCGGGCGCGAACAGCTCGACCTCGGCCGAGCCGGCCTTCACGCGCTTCGCGAGCGCGGCCGCGGCGGTCGAGACCATCGCCTCGAGATCGGGGTTCGCCAGCACCTCGTCGGAGAGCAGGGCGTGCGCCTGCTTGATCTCCTCGGGCGTCGTGCCGTCGGCGAGCAACGTGCCGTACTTGTCCGTGAGGCCGTCGCGCGGGAAGGCGAGGGTCTGCGTCGGCGGGTCGTCCGTGGGCGTCCCCTCCCAGATCATCGCGTCCAGCATCTGGGTCGACGTGATCGCGGCGCGCGTCTGGTCGTCCGGATCAGCGTCAGCCCAGCGGGCGGCTGAGCGGATCGAGTCGTCGAGTCGCGTCGCGAGCTCGTCGAGGTCGTTGTAGCTGTTGCCGTCCGGGGACGTATCGAGCGGGGTGGGCATTTCAGGCGTTCACGATGTTGGGGAGCACGGTGACGTCGCCGGTCATGGACACGACGGGGTTCCCGAGTGCGTCGAAGACCTCGAGCTCGTGGTAGTAGGCCGTCCCGGCCTTCAGGAGGTCCGTGTCGGTCTCGTCGAGCGTGATCTCGACCTCACCGTTGACGGCGTCGGTCTTCACGACCTGGCCGCCAGCCGAGGAGACGTCGATGACCGGGGTCGCCACTAGCGGCCCGTTCGCGCCGACCTTGCAGATGGCGTACTTGAGCAGGTAGCTCGTGAGATCGAGCGCCGGCTCGCCCACCTGGTCCTCATCGACGATCGTCAGACGGATCACCACGCGGTTCCGCTTGTAGAAGGTGATGTTCTGTCCGGTCTTTGCCATCAGAAGCTCGCCTCCAGATCGTAGACGGAGCGGCGACCGGCCGCCAGCGTTGTCGTGGTCTTGCGTCCTGCCGTGACGTCGACCTCGTCGAAAATCTGGTCCCCGTTGAACACGCCTGGGACGCCGAACGCCTCCGCACTCGCGATGCCGGTCGGGCTCAGGGTGGTCGCCCCCGTGGTGATCGCGAGCGTGCCAAAGGCCTCGGCGCTGGCGATGCTTGAGGGAAGGAGCTGCGTCGAGAGCGCCGTCTGGCTCACGGTCGCGGCGCCGAATAGTTCGGCGCTGGCGATCCCCGTCGGGGAGACCGTGATCGTGGTCGTGACCGTTGCCGTGCCGAACGCCTGCGCGGTCGCGATGCCCGAGGGAGCGAGAGCGGTGGTCGCAGAGACGACGGGCGCGCCGAACGCCTCGACGCTCGCGATCCCGGTCGGGGAGACGATGCGGATAGACGTGATCGTGGCCGTGCCGAACGCCTCGGCGCTGACGATCGACGCGGGCGCAATGGCGTTCCCCGACACGATCATCGCTGTACCGAACGCCTCCGCGGACGTGATGCCGGTCGGAGAGACGGTCGCAACGCCAGTCGTGACGGCAGGCGTGCCGAACGCCTCCGCGGACGCGATGCCGGTCGGGGTGAGGGTGATCGTGCTCGAGATCGTCGCGGTGCCGAACGCCTGTGCGGTCGCGATGCCGGTCGGCGAGAGGGCGATTGTGGCGGCGACCGTGGGCGCACCGAACGCCTCGGCGCTCGCGATGCCGGTCGGGCTCAGGGTGATCGTCGTGGAGATCGTCGCCGTGCCGAACGCCTGGGCGCTGGCGATGCCGGTCGGCGCGAGGTTCACCACGCCCGGGGTGACCACGGCCGTGCCGAACGCGCTGGTCGAGGCGATTCCGGTCGGGGAGACCGTGATCGTCGTGGAGATCGCGGGCGTGCCGAACGCCTGGGCGCTGGCGATCCCGGTGGGGGAGACCGTGATCGTCGTGGAGATCGCGGGCGTGCCGAACGCCTCCGCACTCGCGATGCCGGTAGGCGCGAGGTCGACGGGCGCGGCCTGCACCACCATGATCGCGGTGATACGCGCGGCCGGCGCCGTGTCCGAGACGTGGTACGTGTAGCCCGTGGCCGTGAAGCCTGCGAAATCGGCGGTCCAGTCATGTGCCGATGCGCTGTCGACCACGTCGATGAAGTTTGCATTCGACGTGAGGCTCTTGGCGATGGATGTGCTCTGGTTGTCCAGATCCATCCAGCCCCCGCTGGCTTGCTCCGTGGCCGTCGCAACCCCGACGCTCAACTTTGCCTGCGCGTTACTAACGGTGTCCGCCGTGGCGATGCGCGCGCCGAGCGCCATGATGAACCCGCCCAGGAACCCCGGCGCGGTGTTCGTCGTATTGCCACTGACGTCAGCCGCGAGGCTGGGCGCTCCGACGTAGACCTGGCGTCCGCCGATGCGGAACCACACATAGAAGGCATCGACCGCGAACGCGACGAGGCTCTTGATCGTGAAGCCGGTCGTGTCGTAAGAACTGACGGACACGCGCGAGTCTTCCGAGACCGTGCCCGCGGCGCTGGAGAGCGTGGAGACGATCGCGTCGTCGCGGACCTCGCTGCCCGAGGACGTGTTGCTCTGGCGGTCCTCTGCGCAGATGTTGGCACAGGCGTGCGCCGTGAGAGATCGGCTGGAGAAGCCGATGGAGAGACTCGCCTCGTTGAAGCCCGTGTCGGCGGCGAAATCCTGGCCGGCGCTCACGGCGATGATCCCGTCGGGTTTCACGCCCGGCGCGGTGGTGGGGACGGTGCCGTTCAGGCTGCCCGAACTCTTCAGGTGCAGCACGCCGCACTGCATATCGTCGCCGTACAGGAACACCGCGAACCCTCGATAGGCGAAGCCCGGCGCATCCCCCGCGGCCCAGTTGATCGTGACAGAGTCGGTGCCGAAGGAGACGAACGTGGCGCGGCCGTCCTTGGCTTCTGACGCGGCGGCCGTGATCTGGAGGCAGGCGCCGTTGTCGACGCGCCCGCCCGTGTCTGCCTGAGTCGCGAGCACGTTGTGCTCGGCGAGCGCCACGACCGTGAACTGGTTAGTGCCGTCGGCTGCGCCGCAACCGAGGATGGCGTGGTCGCTGATCGTGTCGAGCGACGTAGCGCGCGTCACGAAGAGCATCACCAGCTTCGGCGTCTTACCGGGTCCACCAGAGATCGTGATCGTCTGGTTGCCGTTCGTC